GTCAGCAATTACTGCGCTCAATATCCGCTGAATTCTATTTCTCAGGCCTCGGCTTCGCTAATGGTCGCCCTCTACGCCAAGCAAATGCCCGCGAAGAAGCATTAGATTTCAAACTGAGACAGTGCCCGATCAAGGCAGGGGTTGACGCCTTGTACAAACACTAGGTACACATTTCTACATGTGATTCGTGCGCCTGAGGCGCTGCACACTCCAAGTCTTTGCGTGGCTTTCCATCCGGGTCGCCGATTTAGACCTTACAGGCTCCGGCGGAAGCGCAGAGCGTCCTAGGCAAACCGCTTTGCGGGTTAAGCCGAATGAGTGCCAGGTGGTCGGGGCACCCCGGACCGAAAGCTACGCTCTGCCAAGACGCGCAACAAAGTGCTCCAGCGGCACCGAGCCGAGCGCAACAATCTTGCAACTGACCGAGGCCTATCGTGCCAGCGCCCCAAGGTAACCGCTTCTGGGAGGCGCGCAGCCGCCACGGCCGCAAGCCGATCTTCGCCACGCCCGAAATGCTGTGGGAGGCGGCGACAGACTATTTCGCATGGGTCGATGACAACCCGCTCTACGAAGACAAGCTGGTCACGTTCCAGGGTGATGCCACCCATGAGCCCGTCGCCAAGATGCGCGCCATGACCATCGGCGGCCTGTGCATCTTCCTCGATATCAGCCAGCAGGCGTGGTCGGAATACCGGACCCGCGAAGGCTTTGGTGAAATCACCAAGCAAATCGACCAGATCATCCGTGATCAGAAGTTCACGGGCGCCGCGGCCGACCTCCTGAACGCCAATATAATTGCCCGCGACTTGGGGCTTGCCGACAAGCAGGAACTCTCCGGCGCCAACGGCGGACCGATCGAGACCAAGGATGTCAGTGCCCGCGAGATTGTCGCAAGCCGAGTTGCTCGCCTTGCTGCCCGAAAGGGAGAGACTGGCGGTACTGGCTGAGCTATCGAACGCTCAGGCCGAAGAGCTGCAATGGGATTGGCGCTTCTGGGCGCGATCCGATCAGCTTCCTCCACCGGGCGATTGGCTCATATGGCTGATTCTCGCCGGCCGCGGCTGGGGCAAGACCCGTGTCGGGTCGGAGACGATCCGCTCTTGGGTGTGCGGCGACACGCCGATGTCCGGAGGCAAATTTGGCCGCGTCGCTCTGGTCGCTGAAACGGCGGCCGACGCGCGAGATGTTCTTGTCGAGGGTGAGAGCGGGATCCTCGCAGTGCATCCGCCAGCGTTTCGGCCGCTCTATGAGCCGTCGAAACGGCGTTTGACCTGGCCGAACGGCGCGGTCGCGACGCTCTACAACGCTGTGGAGCCCGATCAGCTCCGCGGCCCGCAACATGACGCGGCGCTATGCGACGAGCTGGCGAAGTGGCGCTACGCGCGCGAGACCTGGGACATGCTCCAATTCGGGCTCCGCTTGGGCGAGCGGCCGCAGCAGATCATCACGACGACGCCGCGGCCGATTCCGGTATTGCGGGACATCATCGGGTTGCCGTCGATCGCGGTCACCCGCGGCGCAACGGCGGACAATCGCTCCAACTTGGCGCCGAGCTTTCTCAAGCAGATCACCGACCGCTACGAAGGAACGCGGCTCGGAAGGCAGGAGCTCGGCGGCGAAATCCTCGACGACGTACCTGGCGCGCTGTGGACGCGCGGAGATATCGACAAGGCGCGACTGCCGCATGGCGCTGTCCTGCCAGCGATGCAGCGGATCGTGGTCGCTATCGATCCTTCCGGCGTTGGGGGCGAGGAAGACGAGACCAGCGATAGCGTTGGGATCGTGGTCGCTGGCAAGGGCGTGGACGGCCGGGGGTATGTGCTCGCGGATCGGACGTGCCGCCTGTCTCCGGCCGGCTGGGGTCGCGTCGCCGTCAATGCCTATCGCGAGTTCAAGGCGGATCGGATCATTGCGGAACGCAACTTCGGCGGCGCGATGGTGCAGCACGTCATCCTGACCACGGACAAGACCGTGCCCTTTACGGAAGTGGTCGCGTCGCGCGGCAAGGTGGTTCGCGCCGAACCCGTCGCCGCGCTTTACGAGCAGGGCAAGGTGACTCACGCCGGCGTGTTCCCCGAGCTTGAAGACCAGATGTGCGCGATGACCACCGATGGCTTCCTCGGGAACGGATCGCCCGATCGCATGGACGCCGCGGTGTGGGCACTCTCCGAATTGATGGTCAGCGGCTCGACCTACACGCTCGCCAACGTCTGAAAGGGCGCCGATGACCGGGATTGGCACGCGCCTCTACGACTCGCTCACGAACCTCGTAACCGGGATGGGGGTCGAGGGCAGGGCGAAAAACGCCAGCAACAAGTTCGCGCTGCAATGCCTGACGCCGCTGGACCTGATCGCGGCATACCGCGGAGACTGGGTCGCCAAGAAGATCATCCGCATTCCGGCGTCCGACATGACGCGCGAATGGCGCGAGTGGAAGGCGGACGACAGCGATATCTCGGCTCTGGAGCAGGTGGAGCAACAGCTGTGCGTGCAGCTCAAAGTCCGCCAGGCAATGACATTGGACCGCCTGTTCGGTGGCGCCGTAATGGTGATGGGCGGCTTGCCCGGCGATCCCAGCGCAGAGCTGATCCCGGAAACTGTGGGCAAGGGCGCGCTGAAATACCTGAACGTCCTGAACCGCTGGCAGATCACGGCCGGCCCGGTCGAGACCGACCCGCTTTCCGAGTTCTACGGCGAGCCGCAGTATTACGAGGTCAATTCCGCGACGCGCGCGGTACGCATCCATCCATCCCGCGTGATCCGCTTCGTCGATGAGCCGATCCCGAGCGGCGTTCAGACGTCGCCTTTCGACGGCTGGGGCGATCCCATCCTGCAATCTGTCTACGACGCCGTGATGAACGTTGCGTCGTCCCAGCAATCCATCGCCGACCTGTTGGTCGAGGCGAAGATCGATATCGTGTCGATCCCGAACCTGATGGCGAGCGTCGCCAGCGAGAGCGAGAAGAAGAACCTCCTCACGCGCTTCTCGTTGGCCGCGTTGGCGAAGGGCAGTAACAACGTGCTTCTGCTCGACAAGGAAGAGGTGTGGGATCAGAAGCAGATCGACTTCGGCCAGATTCCCGATCTCGCGCAGATGTTCATGCAGGTTGCCGCGGCGTCGGCTGACATCCCGGTCACGCGCATGTTGGGCCAAAGCCCCAAGGGCTTGAGCGCGACCGGCGACATGGACCTCCAGAATTACTACGACGGCCTCGGCGGCAAGCAGAAGAACGACCTGACGCCGAAGCTCAACAAACTCGACGCCGTGATGCTGCGCTCCGCCCTCGGCGCCATCCCCGATGACCTGTGGTGGGAATTCGCGCCGCTCTGGCAGATGAGCGACAAGGACAAAGCGATGGTCGGCCTACAGAAGGCCCAGGCGACGCAAATCTACTTCACGGTCGGCGCGCTGCCGGCCGACGCTCTCGCAAAGGGCGTGCAATCCCAGCTCATCGAGGATGGTACGTATCCAGGCCTCGAGCAGTTCATCGACGAATCCACGATGGAGATCGAAGCGCTGAATCCGCCCGATCCTGAGCGCGACCCGGCGAACGACCCCAATAACCCGGACAACATCGATCCGCCTGAGCCGTAGGCATGGCAGGGGAGACGCAGTACGAACTCGCCCAGCTCGCGCAGCGGAAGGGCAAGCAGCGCGACGCCACACTGGCCGCGATCCTCGCCACAGCGGCGCTGATCGATGATTTGGCCCGGCTGTACCTGATCGCCATCCAAACCCGGATCGAGGAAACGGGGGATACACTCGTGCCGGCTTTCAACGCCGGTCTCACGGATGACCAGCTCAAGTGGGTGGAAAGCGCGATCGACGCCAAGGTGGCGGGGGCCGTGATCGGTGCCTCGACAGCACTGGCGACCTACTTCCGCAGGCTGGAGTCCTGGCAGCTTTCGTTCTGGGTGCGGACCGTGCTGGCCGCCACCGATGTAGACCTTGCACCGCTGCTCACGTCGAGCGAGGCGAGCGGGATCGTTCAAGCGGCGGTTAACACCAACGCGGCCCTGCTGAAAGGCGTATCCGACAATCTCAAGGTCCGGCTGGATACGATCCTCTGGGATGCGGTGAACAAGCGCCGGTTTGCGCAGATCGGCATGGGCCCGATGGTGGTGCCGCCAAATGGCCTTCCGGTGGGATCGGCCAGCTTCGCCACAGAGTTCGTCGCGGAGATCAACAAGGCGGCCGAGATTGCGATCCGCCGCGCGAAGAACACCGCCGCCGACCAGGTGCATAGCGTGGTCGCAGACCTGAACCAATATCGGCAGCGCCAAGCCGGCGTCACCGAATACGTCTGGAACCACACACCGCAGGCGAATCCGCGGCATTGGCATGTCGCACGACATGGCAAGGTCTATTCCTGGTCGAAGCCGCCATACGACGGCCCGCCCGGCACGCTGCCGTTCTGCAAATGCACCGCCCGCGCCTATGTGCGCATCCGTCCGCTTGTGACGACGCCAAAATAGGGAGAAAATGAAGCGGGCCGATTTGGTGCTGGTAACACCTCCTCGGCCCTAACCATAGAACATGGAGGTGACCATGCCCGTGGCTGCTAAGCCCTTTACACAACTTCTGGGCGGGAAGAAACGGTTCGGACGTTGGACTGTGGTGGCTGAAGCGCCGCCGAAACTGAGCAACGGTCGAAACCAAAGACATGCCGATTGCGTGTGTGATTGCGGAGCTCGTGCCTCCGTCATGTACACGTCACTCACTAGCAGAAAGTCGCAAAGCTGCGGGTGCTTGGCATCCGAGGTGCAGGCTCACACCGCAGCTCGAATGGCATCGTCTAATGTCAGGCATGGCCAAGCGGCTAATGGAAAGAGAACGCCGGAGCATCGGGCGTGGGCAAATCTGAAGTACCGGTGCCTCAATCCGAACAGTCAGCAGTACAAGAACTATGGCGGGCGCGGCATAAAGGTTTGCAAGCGCTGGTTGCTCAGTTTCGAGGCGTTCTTAGAGGACATGGGGCCAAAGCCCAATCCAAGTCATTCGATTGATCGAATAGACAACGAAGGCAACTACTCACCGAAGAATTGCCGCTGGGCGACCTCAAAAGAACAGGCGTCCAACAAGCGAAATACTCGCCGTCTCTAGCAGCAAGGAGAACCACCATGCATTTCACCGACCGGCTCACGCTGGACGGCGCGCTGCGCCGCACGGCTGACGGCTTCGCTCTCGTTTCTGCGCGTGTCGCGCGGGGCGGAAACGTTCAGCTCTATCTGGGCTCAGAAATCGGCATCGCGGACAAAGAGATTGTTCGCGTGTACCGGCCAGAGACAGAGGTGTTCAAGCGCGCGGCGCTCAAATCATACTCCGGTGTCCCCATCACTATCGGTCACCCAAAAGATGGCGTCAGCGCCGCCAATTGGAAGGATTTGGCAGTCGGCGAAGTTGGGGAGGAAGTTCTCCGCGACGGAGAGTTTGTTCGCGTCCCCATGATGCTCCGCGATGCCAACGCGATCTCCGCTGTCGATAAAGGAACCCGCGAACTCTCGATGGGATACGACGCGGAAATCACCATCGCGGATGGTGTTACGCCGTCTGGCCAGAAATTCGACGCCGTCATGGGCGGCTTCAAAATGAATCACGTGGCGATCGTCGGTGACGCGCGCGGCGGACCAGAACTTCGTATCGGCGACGGTGCGAAGTGGGGCGCAAGCCCTATCGAAAACAAGCAAATCGAAGACGAGCAACCCAAGGATAAAACGATGACGCTCAAGACGATTACGCTCGATGGGCTGCCCGTCGAGACGACTGACGCCGGTGCAATGGCGATCGAGAAGCTGCAGCGCCAGCTTGCAGACGCGACCACGTCCAGAGTGACGGCCGAGACCAAGACCGTCGCGGACGCGGCCGCTCACACCGCTGCGTTGGCGGCCAAGGACGTCGAAATCGCGACGCTCAAGACGCAGCTGGCCGACGCCAAGATCACGCCGGCAAAGCTGCGCGACGCGGCCAAGGATTACGCCAACACGCTCGCCGCGGCGAAGATCATCGCGCCGGCCGTCGTCATCACCGACGCCATGGACACGCCGGCGATCTACAAGGCCGTGGTCACCGCCAAGATGGGCGACACCGCCAAGGACTGGAGCGAGGCGAACTTCGAGACCTCGTTCCGAACCCTCGCGGCCGGCCTGCCCAAGGGCGCGATCACCGACGGCGGCGATTCGCTTCGCAGCGCCTTCACCGATGGCCTGGTGACCAACTTCGCCGATGCGCGGGCCAAGGCCGACGCGGCGCGCGAGAAGCACCTGAACGATCTGCGCAACGGCTACAAGCCGGCCACGGCGTAAGGAGACACGAACATGGCTCTTCAGACGAACTATCCGGGCGCCGTCCCCGTCGCCTACGCGGGCATGGTGGCAAACGGCGAGACCAGCAACCGCATCTCGCGCACCGTCGAGGACGCCGCAGGCATTGCCTGGGGCGTGCCCGTGTGGCGCGGGACCGGCGACCATGGCGTCACGGCGACGCCGACGGCCGGCACGCTGATGGGCATCACCATCGCCAACTACGCATCCCCGCCCGTGCAGACGACCGGCGCGGAGAGCAATTCGTACCCGCAGAACTCGACCGCCGGCATCATGACGCAGGGCGTCATGTGGGTCACGGCGGGCGCCAACACGACCGACGGCGCGCAGGCCTACGCGACCTCTGCTGGCGTGATCACCCCCACCTCGACCAGCAACACCATCATGCCGGGCTGGTTCTTTGACGACACCGTTTCGAGCGGCGCCCTCGTGCGCATCGCCAAGCGCTAAGGAGACATGACAATGCGACAGGCTTTCACCGACGCACAGTCGGCGCTCGGCTTCGTGACGCCGCAGTTCTACAACATCGAGACGACGATCTATCAAACGAAATACCCGTCGTTCGACTACGCCTCGCTGATCCCGGTCATCACCGAGGGCAACGAGTGGGCCCGCGGCACGCTGTTCCGCTCGTCCGACTTCGCCGGCAAGATGGAGTTCCTGAGCGGCAAGGGCTTCGACATGCCCTACGCGGATGTGTCGCGCGATCAGTTCCTCAAGGGCTTCGAGATGGCCGGTATCGGCTATGAGTGGAGCCTGGAGGAGGTGAACGTCGCGGCGATGGAAGGCCGCAACCTCAGCGACGAGAAGGCCAATGCGGCCCGCCGCGTCGCTGAGCAGTTCCTTTGGAACACCGCCATGACCGGCCAGGCCGAAAAGGGCTGGACTGGCCTCGTCAACGACGCGACCGTGACGGCGACGACCGCCGCCGCGGTCGGCACCGGCTCCACCTCGACTTGGTCCACGAAAACGCCGGACCAGCAGCTTGCCGATGTGAACAACGCGATCACGGGCATCTTCACTGGCACCAACGAGGTCGAGATGGCCGACACGGTGCTTCTGCCGACCGCGCGCTGGCTCTCGCTTTCCGTGACCGCGCGCTCCAGCACCAGCGACACCACGCTTCTGACCTATCTCCAGAAGAACAACACCTACACGGCCGAGACCGGCAAACCGCTGACGATCCGCGGCCTGCGCGCGCTGAACACCGCGGGCGCGTCCGGCACGGCGCGCATGGTGGCCTATCGCCGTGACCCCGACGTGGTGCGCTTCCACCTGCCGATGCCGCACAAGTTCCTGCCGCCGTTCCAGAAGTCGAGCATGACGTTCGAGATGGCGGGCATTCTGCGCACCGGCGGCGTGGAAATCCGCCTGCCGAAGGCGATCACGTACTGTGACGGTATCTAGGCCATGAAGATCACCAACATCACCAAAGGCCCGCGCGGCCTGCACGCGCCGCACGGCATCGTCGTGCTGGAGCCCGGCGTGTCCGCCGAGCACGATCTCACCCATGGCGAATATACCTCGTCCAAGCGAACGGGCTGGTTCGCGTTCGAAGGTGAGCCGCCGAAGCCGGATGTCGAGGCCAGCCTCGACGACGACAAGGCGGTGCCGAAGCATGTCGGCGCCGGCAAGTACAAGCTGTTCATCAAGGACACGGTGTTCAGCGATGAGATGTACCCGGACAAGGCCGCGGCGCAGGAAGCGGCCGACAAGCTGAACGCTGGCGCGCCTTGAGCTGGACCTATGACCATGCGGCGATCGCCACCAGCGACCTGAACAAGGTCCGCTTCCTGGTTGGCGACACGGTGCAGGCCGCGGCCCAGCAGCAGGACGAGGAGATCACGTTCGCTCTGACGGAACGTGGGACGGTCTATGGCGCGGCGGCGATGTGTTGCCGCGCCTTGGCCGCCAAATACGCGCGCGAGGCCGATGTTTCAGATCGCGATCTGCGCACGTCGCTGAGCCAGCGCAGCACGGCCTACCGCAAGATGGCCGACGAATACGAGGCGCAGGCTGAGGCGCCGACCGACAACACGCCGGCCGTGCTCGTGGCCGGGCTCCCGGCGGCATTCTTCCCGCAGTAAGAGGCGCTCATGGACGTCGATATCAAGGCCATCGGCCTGATCGAGCAGCAGGCGCGGCTCACGAATGTGCCGACCGCAGCCGACCGCGGCATGCGCAGCTTCGTCCGCCAGGGCACCGACACCCTGCGCGAGATGGTCAAGCAGAACATCTCTGATCGCTTCCACTCCACCGGCCCGCTGTACCAGAGCGTGCGCAGCGCTGTGACCGAGACGGCCGACACCATCACCGGATCGGTCGTGGCCGGGTTGCCGCCCTTCGTCGCCTACGCCGCCGCGCAGGAATACGGCGTCACGATCCAGATCCCCGAGATTTCGCCTGTGCGCGCGCAAGCGCTGGCGTTCATGGGCGGCGGACGGATGGGCTTCAGCAGCGGAGGAGGGGAGAGCGGCATGGTGTTCGCCAAGCGCGTCCGGGCGCATCCCGTCACGTTGCCCGAGCGCTCCTATGCCCGGACTGCCTTGGCCGACTTCCGGCAGCCGTTTCGCGACGGCATCCGCGCCATTGTCCAGTCCACCTTGGACGCAGACGGCGCGCAGTATCGCGCGGTCGCGGCGTAGCCCATGTCATCCCCGACCCGCGAGGACATTTATCAGGCGCTGTTCGCGCTGGTGACGCCGCTAATCGCCGTGGACGACGCGACGCGCGCGGCCAGCCCAAACCATCTTCAACTGCCGGCCAGCGCACCGACGACGGCGGAACAGCCCTTCCGCACCATCAGCCGCGAAGTGATCGAGTGCCAGCGCATCGAGCCTGGCAATCAGCCCGTCCTCATGATGTACGAGATGGACGAGCACTTCGACGATAGCGGGCCTGGCCTGACGCCTTACGGCTTCCGCGTCGTCTTCATCTTCGGCGTGACATCGGCCAAGGGCACGCCAGGCCAAACGCTCCTAAATCCGCTGATCGAGCTTGCGCACGACGCCATCGACCGCCCGGACAACGAGGAAGACGTGAACACGCTCGGCGGCCTTGTCGAGTGGGCGCGCGTGAAGGGCACGGCCGGCAAGGACCACGGCAACAACTCTACCAGCCCCGATCATCGGCAGGCGTCTTACTACCTCCCGGTCGAGATCAAGCTCTCGCCGCCCTGACCTGAATTCCACAGGAGAACGCCATGAGATATCGGGTGACCAGCATCACCGATACGCCCTTCCGCTTGCCCTATGGCAATGGCGAGCCCGTGCTGTTCGGCCATCGCGGCGCCTCCGCCGAACTCGATTTCGAACCGCATGTCGCGGAACGCCTCGGCAGCTACGGCACCCTGAAGTTCGAGCCGCTTGATCCCGCCGCGGCCCAACCCCTGCCGCAGCCCGCCGCGCCGCAGTCAAAGGCCAGCCTCTACAGCGCGCGGGCAGTGGGCGACGGACAAGTAGGCATTGCGCCTCCACGCGCCACGCCCTTCGACCCCGAAACCGAGTAACTGAGGAGACGATCCATGGCCGGCCCCACCCAACTCCAGCTCAACACCGCAATCGAGTCCTGGCGCGACACCAGCCTCGGCGTCGGCTATATCGCCGCCAACACGCGCGCCTACAACCAGGTATTCAACAAGATCCCAGCGCTGGAGGCCAACGCCTTCGCGGTCATCAACGACGTGAGCGAGGCCTATGCCACCGGCACGCTGACCTTCACCGCCGGCACCATCGCCGACGACAAGATCGAGATCGGCGGCGTCTACTATGTCCCGGTCACCACGCCCAGCGGATCGGCCGACGGCACTGTCGGCACGCCCTGGCAGGTCGCCAGGGGCGCGAACGCCGCGGCCTTCCTCGCCAACCTGCGCAAGGCGGTCAACGCCTCTGGCGTCGCGGGCACCGACTACAGCACGGGGTTGACGGCGCACCCGTCCGCCACGTCCACCGCGTCCGACGCGACCACGCTGACGGCGCGCGCGCTCATCATGGGATCGGCCGGCAACCTGATCACCACTTCGGTCACGGCCGTCAGTTCGCCCGACGGCTTCGCCTGGGGCGGCTCCACGCTCACCGGCGGCGTCGGCGACGACGTGCCGGCCGTCTTGGCCGTCATCGCCGCTTGGCGCGACACGCTGCGCGCCTTCCCCATGAACGCCGACCCGAACGCCGAAGCGCAGCTCGACGCCGCGATCCCGGCGCTCAACACCGCCGTGTCGGCGCTGTTCACGTAACCCCATTTCGAAGGAGCACTTCCCATGGTCGCAGCAGCCCCCGTCAAGCCGTCCAAGATCTTCGGTGCGGGTTACGACTACCTCATGCTCAATTCCGCCAACCCCACCCCCATGCCTATCGACACGCCCCAGGACCAGTCGGTCACCTTCAAGCGGGACCTAAAGTCGATCACCGGCACGAACCTGTTCCCGGACGACGTGAACGCCGGCGGTACGTCCATGACGTGGAAGATGACCAGCGGCTCGATCAACGGGCGCCTGGTCGGCGACGCCATCACCGGCGCGGGCGCCCAGGACGGCATCGTGTGGACCGTGGCGCGTCGCGAGAAGGGCGTCGTGAACTCGAGCAACACAATCCGGGTCAAGAATAATGGCGCCGGCATCTTCCTCCGCGACTGCGGCGTGATCGACCCGACCACCAACCTGCCGTTGGTCAACGTCGCGACGATCACCAAACGCAACCACTACACCGTCAGCGCCACCGGCCTGTACACCTTCCACCCGAGCGTGGTGGCCGCGACGCTGGACATCTCCTACGAGTGGGCGGGCGTTGGCAACGGTCTCGGTGCGATCTACAACATCTCCAACCAGCCGCAGGGCGCGCTTGGCGATCTCACGGCCGTCATGGGCTTCAACTGGCGCGACGAGCAGAACACGTTCACGCTCAACTCCAACGTCATCTCGGACTTCGAGATCGGCGCGAAGGGCGGCGACTACGCCAAGCCGACGATCTCGGGCATGGTGCAAGCCGACGCCTACGGCAACATCGGCACCTTCTCGTTCGCGCAGAAGCACTAAGCCGTGACCGTCGGCGAGGAGCGCCTTCGCCTCGGCGAGCAGCGGAAGGAAATCTTCCGCAACTTCGCCAACGGCGTGCCAAAGGAAATCCTTGCAGAAGAGTACTTGCGCTCGGTCGAAGAGATCGGGCGCGAGCTCATGTTCGTGCTCAAGAAAATCCACGAATACCGCCACCAGCGCACGCTGCGACCGCACCCCGACCAAGGCATGTTGCCGCCCGTCGAATGCTCGACTGAGCTGGATATCCTCGTCAATCGTAGGCCGCTGCTGTGGACGCTCGACTTCATCGGTCCGGTTACGCTCTCCACTGAGTTGCTGATCCCGCGGTTGACCATCCAGAAGGTCGAGCCGCGATTTGAGCATGTGTTCGAAGCCGCGCGCGCGGTGCGCACCAACCCGAGAGTTGTGAAATGACAGAACCCGCACCATTCGACCCGAAGCGGACGCCGTCGATCCGCTGGAACAAGAAGGACTGGCCGATTCCGCCGCTGGTGGCCGACCAGCTCGACGTGATCTGGGACGACGTGAAGATGCTCACGGCCGCGCTCGAGGCGCAGGACGTGATTGAGCCGGCCGATGGCGCGCCGGATGTGGAGAAGATCGGAAAGAGGCTCGCCGACCAGGTGTTTTCGCTGTCGGGCGACGAGTACAAGACCATGCGCGAGGTCGTCTATATCGGCCTGACGCGCGCGCACCATACTCTCACGCCGGCTGAGTTCCGTTCCGTCCCCACAACGCCGTTCGAGATGCTGATCGCGTTCTACGTCGTGCGGCGCCAGTCGGGTATGTACGGCGCCGCCCTCGAGGGAGCGCCTGACACGGGGGAAGCGGCGGCGATCAAGGAAAGCCCGACTTCGAGCTGATCGTGATGGATGCCTGCCGGGATTGGGGCCAGACGCCCGAATACTGGTGGTCGCACCTCACCCTTGATCGCCTTCGCGCCATGCGCAAGAGCCTGCGCCAGCGTCCCACGCTCGAAATGCTTGCTGCGGCCTACCTGCAATACGAGGCGCCGGCCGAAGATGGTCCGGCGACTGAGCTTCCCGAGCCCATGCCCCTCTACGAGCCCTGATGAGGATTGCCGATGTCCGGTGACGGCACAGTAGAAATCCGCATCACGGGCGTCGTGGACTCGTCCCTGAGCGCGGCTGCCTCGCAGGCCAATGCAACCATTGGCAGCCTGGGGACGCAAACCCAGGTCACCGCGAAGGCGATGTCTGACGCCCTCAAGGCGACGGGCGGCGATCTGAGCAAGATAACGCCCGAGCTGCTGGGCGTTGGCGCAGCGGCGACCTCGGCAGGATCGGCGGCCGCGTCGGCTGGTGCCGCTGCCGCGAGCGCTGGTGCTGCCGCTTCCGGAGGCTTTAACGCGGCGGCCGGCGCCGCCAGCATCTTCGAAAATGCCACCGTGCGGGCACGCACCGAGGTGGTCGTGCTGGCCCATGAGCTGATCCAGGGCCGGTTCTCGCGCATCCCTGGCTCGCTGATGGTCATGGGCGAGGCCATGGGCGGCGTGAGCCTGGCCACCTGGGCGACCATCGGCGCCGTGGCGGCCCTGGTGGGCGGCACTGGATATCTGATCTACGAGACCGTTGAGGCGGGCGTCGAGGCCAAGAAACTCGCGGACGGCTTCGCACTGACGGGACGCGCCGCCGGGGAGAGTGCCGAGGAGGTCAAGACCGAGGTCGACGCTCTCTCCGCTATCCCTGGCGTGAGCCGGGCCGCAGCGACCGAGTTCGAGCACTATGCCGCGGCACACGCCAGTATCGATCCGCTCATCGCCAACGAGGTCGGCCAGCTTCTCCCGAAGTTCATCGAGATGTTCGGGAAGCAGGGGCCGGACGCCGCCGGCAAGCTGGCCGACACGCTCAGCAATCTGACGGAACAGGGGTTCCAGCGTCTCGACCACGAGATGCTGAACCTGCCGCCCGCCCAATACGAGATCATCGAGAACCTGATCCGCACCGGGCAGGAGGCCGAAGCGGTCAACCGCATCATGGCCGCGCTCTCGGACAATGCGGGCGTCTACGTCAAAACGCTCGGCGACAAGGTTTATGACCTCGAGCAGCAGATTGCCGCTGCACGCAAACTCTTTTCCGGCGACAAGGGTGATGAAGCGGCGTATCTCGCGCCGCTTCTGGATCAGCTTCGCGAGCTGCACGCCGAACAGGCGCGGGGTACGCAGCAGTCGAGCGACAACCAGTACAAAAGGGACCTCGATTGGTCCGACCAGGTCAACGACTCCCTGCGCGAGCGCAAGGGTATCCAGGACTCAATCAATCGCGCCCTGCAAGACGAGAAGAAAGCACAGCAGCGCGGCGACACGACCGGCGCGGCGAGCTTCGCGCAGACCGCGGCCGATGAGCAGAAGCGCCTCGCCGATTTCGACAAGCGACAGAACGATGAAACCCTCCACGATTTCATCGCGCATGAGGACGCGAAAGTCGCTTCAGCCAAGGCCGGATCGTCAGAACGTATCGCGGCGGTGCAACGCGAGCTGGACGAAGCAAAGCGGCTCTTCGGTGAGAACTCCAAAGAATATGACGATCTTCTGAAGAAGCTCGGCGGCGACAAGCGCGCCTCCGCTGCGGAAGGTGTGCGAGCCGCCAAGGAAGAGAGCGAAGCCAGCCTTCGTAAGCTTCAAGAGACCGCGGATGCCACGCGGCAGGGTTCGCAAGAGCGGATCAACGCCGACCAGAAATGGTTCGATGCGGCTAGCAAGCTCTTTGGGCAGTATAGCTCGGAAGGAAAGGCGGCGTTCGCCGCGCTTGAAGCGGCGCAAAAGGCGCAGGCGGATCAACTCGTCGCGACTGCCGCCCGTTCGGAAAAAGCAGCGATCAACGCTGCGAAGGACGCTTACGAGCAGCGCGCGACCCTGCTGGATCGCGAGGTCATTTATCAGCAGATCACCGAGAGCCAGAAGCTCGCGGCTGTCAAAGACGCAGCGCAGCAAGAGACAGACGCGGAAATTCAGGCGGCGGAGACAGAACTTAAAGCTCTCGAAGCGGTCCGCAACCTGGAGCCGCAGAAATACCAGGAGGTGTCGGATCAAATTGTCGAGCTAAAGCGCCAACAGGCGATCAAGCTCGGACAAATCGACAATCAGATCGCACAGCAGGCAGTAGCGTCTTGGCAGCGGATCATCGGGCCGATTGAGAGCAATTCCGGCTCCATGGTGAGCAGCCTGATCCAGGGGCAGCAGAAATTTGGCGCTGCGACACGACAGCTTCTGCTCAGCATCGTGAGCGAGTGGGTCACGGCGCGGATCAAGATCGAGTTCGACTATCTCGCCGGGCAGGCGGCGATGGCGCTTGGCGGGCAAGCGTGGACCGAGAAGAGTGTCCTGGCATGGGTGTTCGGGGAATCGCAAAAGACCGCTGCGACCGTCGCAGGGGTGACCGCGCGCCAAACTGCCGAAGCAACCGGTAAGGCCGCGGGTATGGCGGCCGATGCCGCCGCTGGCTCTTCGCAGATCATGAACGATGCGTATCAAGCCGCGGCGGGCGCCTATAAGGCTGTGGTCGGCATCCCCGTAATCGGACCGTTTCTCGCGCCTATAGCAGCCGGTGTGGCGTTCGGTGCCGTCGCGGCATTCGATACCCTTACCTCGGCCGAGGGTGGGCAGGACCGGGTGTTCGGAGCGGAGCAGCTCACCATGCTGCACCGCGACGAGATGGTCCTGCCTGCGCACATCGCCAATCCCTTGCGCGTCATGATCCGGGACGTTCCGCTGAGCCTCGGCAGCGCGAGCCTGCCGACATCGTCGATCAGCGCGGGCAGCAGCAGCGCGAACCCGGCGCGGGATTACGTGATGCGCGGGCTCGGCGGCTCCGCTTCCGAAGGAAGCACGAGCAACGCTAGGTCGGGTGACATCCACATTCACGCTACCGACGCGCAGAGTTTCAAGACGTTCCTCCGCTCCGCTGCCAATCGGCGCACCATGGCGGACCTGTCGCGAGAGAACGCCCGCGCGGGCGTGAGGGTCACCTGATATGGCGCTGCTGCAACCCGTGTTGCCGGCGCGTAGCGGCGTCGTGCTGCGGCCTGACCTGGCTGACAATCCCGACGTGTTCCCGCTTCTGCGCGGCGCCTCGTTCCCTAGCAAAAGCGAGGTGTGGTCCACTACCACACTCGACTCCAAAAGCGGCCGCCGTTTCAAGAAGCAGAACTACAGCTACCCGATCTGGAAATTCAGCGTCAACTACAGCGGCGACCACGGGCTTTCGCAAAAGCCGTCCCGGCTCGACCTGGACAGGCTTATTGCATTCTTCGGCGAGCGGGCGGGGCAGTTCGGAGATTTCTACTACTTCGACCCGACGGACAGTCTTGTGCAGGGCCAGACGCTCGGTGTCGGCGATGGTGCAACCACGCAATTCGAGCTGGTGCGCTCGATCCGCAATTGGACAGAGCCGGTTTTTGCCCTGAATGGCACACCAGAAGTTACCGTAGGCGGCTTGGTCGTCACGAACTACGCCATAGCCGCGCCGGGCGTCGTCAAGTTCGCGACGGCCCCTGCGGCCGGCGCCGTGGTTGCTTGGTCAGGATCGTTCCTGTTCTGGTGCGAGTTTATCCAAGACGAGTTTTCGGCGCAGCAACTCGGTGCGAAGCTCTGGAGCAGCGACGGCCTCGCGTTCCAGACGATCAGGCCATAGAGGCGCGCGATGCTGGATTGCACGCCCGAGATGGATGCCCTCCTGGAGGCCTGGCGGAACGACACGACCGCTGCGCCCTACGTGACCGAGTTCTACACGTGGACGCTGTCGAGCGGCGCGGTGATCCGCTGGACCAGTGCCGACCGGGATATGACCTGGAACGGCAATGCGTACCCGCGCGGGCCTGGGATCGCGAGAGGCCAAATCTCGCGTCAGGTCGGCACGCAGGTATCGTCGCTCGATGTGACGCTTCAATACGACGACAGTGTCCTGCAAAATGGCATCCCGCTCGCGAAATTCATCGCATCTGGCGGCTTCTCGTTCTCGACCTTCCTTTTCGAAAGGGCCTACTCCGCAGCGCCGAGCATGCCGATCGTCGGCACGCTCCCGAAATTCGCCGGCCGCATGACACAGCTCAAGGACGCCGGCGAGACCACGGCCACGCTCACCGTGTCGAATTGGATGTCCCTGCTCAACGTACAGGTTCCGGTCAATGTGTGGCAGCCGCCATGCCTGCACACGCTGTTCGACGCGGGCTGTTCGCTGAACCGGGACGACTGGGCGCAGGCAGGGATCGTGCAGGGCAGCTCCGACACGCTGACCGTCTTCACCGACATCATGACGGAAAGCGGCTGGTTCGACCTCGGCAAGATCGTGTTCACCAGCGGTGCCAATGCGGGCCAGGCGAGGACGATCAAGGCGCAAAGCGGCGGTGTGGTCGCGCTGGTGCGCGGGCTCTCAACTGCCCCGGTGCCGGGAGACACCTTCATTGCATATCCGGGCTGCGATCTCACTTCAGCCACATGCCTGAGCAAGTTCGACAATCTCACGCATCGGAAGGGCTACGACTTCATCCCGACGGCGGAGACCGCAGCCCCATGACCGGGAAACTCACATTCTCCGGGCAGGGCGAGGCCAACGGACGGGCGGCCATCGTCGCGGAAGCGCTGACATGGAACGGCACGCCCTATCATCCCGAAGGCCGCATCAAGGGCGTCGGCGTCGATTGCGGGACGTACCTGGCCGAGGTCTATGAGCGCGCCGGCATCATCCCGCACATGGACATCGCGCCATATCGGATTGACGAGCATCTGCACAGCACCGAAGAAAAATACCTCGCCTATATCCTGAGCGAGGCGCATGAGATCGAGCCCGGAACGCAGAAGCCTGGCGATATCGCGATGTGGAAATTCGGCCAACGCCGCAGCCATGGCGCGATCATCATCGACTGGCCGCATGTGATCCATGCGACCTTTCGCAGCCGCCGCGTGGTCCGCTGCAACGTCGCCCAGGACGTGCGCTTCGGGACCGACAACGTGACCTTCTACTCGTATTGGTGACGCATGGGCGGCCCGAACATCGTCAACAAGGCGCAGCGGATCACGGCGCTGCAAATCCAGTCGAGTGCCTACGGCATCCCAATCCCCATCGGCTGGGGGCGCGGCCGTCTCGCGCTGAACCTGATCCAGTACGACGGGTTTACGTCGATCGAGCATCAGCATCAGCAGTCCGGCGGCAAGGGCGGCGGCTCGGTCACGAATATCGACTATACGTACTATGCCGACGTGATCTTCGGAATTTGCGACACGGCCGGCGGCCCGATCCGAGGGCTCAACGCCATCTATATCGACAAGAGCGTGTTCAGCGGGCCGACGTGCGTGGGGGATGCGGGTTTCACCGCTCTCGCTGTCGGCAACCCTGGTCAGCCCGCTTGGGACTATTGGGAAGGCAAGTTCCCCGGCACGGCTCGTGGCTACGACACGACCGCTGACCTCATGGGCGCCCAGTACCAGCTGAACGACTCTGGCGGATTACAGAACCATTCGGGGGAGGTCGATTTCGCTATCCAGGTCGGCGGTGGCATCTATGACGCCAACCCGGCCGATATCATCGCCAACTTTCTCCCGACGTGCATCCCGCAATGGAAGTCCGAGTATGTCGGGAGCCTGACGGACTACGGCACCTACTGCCTCGCGGCGGGGCTGCTGCTCTCGCCTTTGCTCGATCAACAGCAACAAGCCAGCTCCTTCATCGACGAGTTGATGACGGCGACGAACTCCATGTGCTGGATCAGGGGCGACGGCACCTTGCAGATCAAGCCGCTCGCAGATGCGGCCGTCACGGGGAACGGGGTAACCTACACGCCTGACCTGACGCCGATCTACGATCTGACAGACGCCGACTTCATCGTAGACGACCCGAGTGACGATCCGATCAAGTTCGACACGCCGAACGAGGACGACCTGTTCAATGTCGTCCAGGTCTCGTTCAAGAACCGCCAGCACCAGTACAACGACGAGACGGTGACGGCCCAGGACCAAGCCAGTGCCGACGAGATCGGACAGCGCAAGCAGGATCCGACTTCGCTTCCGTCGATCAAGGACCCGGTGGTCGCGCGTCTCGTGGCGCAGCTTCTCGTGCAGCAGAGTTCCAGCCTCGCTCGGCCCTTCACCTTCAACCTGCCTTGGTGCTTCGACCGGCTCGAAGAGATGGACCTGGTGACGGTTACCAACGCCTCGCAAGGGCTGGACCGTGTTCTGGTTCGCCTCATGGAAATCGACGAGGACGGTGACACCGGCAAGCTGACGATCAAGGCGGAAGAGGTCCTGATTGGGACGGCCAATGCGCCGTCCTATCCCAGCCAAACAGCCGATGGCACGGTCACCGATTTCAATGCCGATCCCGGCAGCGTGGCGGTCCCGGTGCTGTTCATCCCGCCATCGACGCTCACCGATGGCAATTACGAGGCTTGGGCGGCCGTCGCGAGCACCAATCCGAATTGGGGCGGCGCGAACGTCTATGTGAGCCTGGACGGCGACAGCTACCGGCTGGCGGGCACGGTGGGCGGGCGCACGCGCTACGGCGTCACCACCGAGGATTTGCCCGTCGGCGCCGATCCGGACGTGAGCGACACCCTGAGCATCGACCTGTCGTTGAGCGCTGGGGCGCTCAGTTCGGGCACTCAGGCGGACGCCGATGCCTTCGTCACGCTGTGCTGGCTTGGGGGCGAGCTCATCTCTTACTCGACTGTCACCATCACCGGCGCAAACCGCTATGACCTGACGGCCTATCTTCGCCGCGGCGGCTACCGCACGGCGATCGCCGCGCACCCAGCCGGCACGCCGTTCGTTCGCCTGGATAGTTCGGTGTTCAAATACCCGTTCCAGTCTGGCCAGGTCGGGCAGACGATCTATGTCAAGTTCGCGAGCTTCAACGTCTTCGGCCGCAACACGCAAGATCTGGCCCATGTGACGCCGTACACGCTGGTCCTGACGCAGCCCGGCGTGCTTCCGGGCCAGCCGACAGTGACCCTGCAATCTGACTGGGCGGGAACCCAGTTCACGGCGGTGTCATCGACCGCAGCCGACGCGGCCGACTACATCTTCCGCATATACGACCGGAACGGCGAAAGCGTCCGGCGCCAAAGCGCGGCGACGCCGTCGCAGAGCTTCACCTACACGCAAAGCATGGCAGCGGCCGACGGCTCTATTGACCGGACCTATCTCGTGACGGCGCAAGGGATCGACGCCTCGGGCACGGGTCCGGAATCGCTCCAGATGACGGTCAGCAACCCGGCGCCGGCCGCGGTGACCGGCGTGGGCCATACGGGCTCGGGCTCGAGCGTCACGATCACCTGGGCGGCTAATTCGGAGACCGACCGCGCGGGATACGTCGGGTTCTACTCCGACACTGCCGGGTTCGACCCGACCTTCGGGCAAGGCGCGCTCTTCTATGAGGGCGTGAACCCGACGGCCGGGTTGTCGGGGCTCACCACAGGCCACACCTACTACGTCCGGGTCGCCGCTTATGACACGTGGTCGGACGACAGCCGCTATCTGAATTTTAGCGCACAGCACGCCTTCACGGCCTGACGGCTTTTCCAAAACCAATCTCGAAAAGGGGAATTGCACATGCAGTTCGTTACGCTCGCATGCACGCAGCCGAGCCAGGATAGCTTCGGCTACATTCGTCCGCTGCCATTTGCCAAGGTCTATGTCTGGACTGCGGACACCACGAGCACCGTGCAGCTCTACGATATCGCGGGCAATCCGATCACGAACCCGGCGATGGCCGACGTGAACGGCTTCGCCAAGTTCGCGGCGCCGGACGGCACGTACGATATCCAGATCGCCGACAACACCGGCGCTGCCATCTCTCCCCTGATCCAGCATGTGATCTTCTACGATGCTGCCAATAACACGGCCATCGCCGGCCTGACAGCGCTGGCAACCACGGGTTTTGTGTCTCGCACGGGCGCCTCAGGCCCGAACAGCACGTTCGCTGCGCGCAGCATTGCAGGCACAGCCGGGAAGGTGGTGGTCGCCAATGGCGATGGCATCGCGGGCAATCCGACGATCTCGATTGCGGCTGGTGCCGTCGGCAACACCGAGCTCGCGGCGGGCGCGGCGGAGGCCAACATCGGCCACACGACCGAGGATGTGGCGAACAAAGACACCGACGCCACGATGGCGGCCAACAGCGACGCGCGCTATGCGTCGCAAAAGGCGACCAAGACCGCTATCGCCGCAGCGCAGGCCGCAGCGCAGGCCGCAGCGCTCGCGGGTAACTTCACCGGCAGTATCCGGGGCGTGGCGATCAGCACCGACACACTCCTTCAGGGCCAGGGATACGTCTACGACGCGATCTCGAACTCGCTCAAGGCGCGGTCAAACGAAGGGCTCAACCAGATCATCAACGGTGCGTTCGATATCTGGCAGGAGAACACGAGCTACAGTCTATCCAATTCGGCAAGCAAGATGTTTTTGGCTGACGGCTGGAAGGCAGGAACCGCCGGTCCCGGACGAACCGTATCCCGCGTGGCCGGCATCGCGAACTCGCGTTACGCGCTCAAAATTCAGCGGGCCGTGGGGAATGCTTCCGCGCCGAAGGTCATTCTCGCGCAGCAGCTCTCGACCGAAGAGTCGATGTTCCTCGCCGGGCGCACAGTCACCGTGTCGTTCGACTACCTGATCGGAGCGGACTATTCGCCGACGAGCGGCCCGTTCGTCAATCTCCTGGTCGGCACGGGCACGGACGAGGATGTTGACCTTCATGTCGGCACCCCGAACTTTGTCACCGGCGGGGCGACAATTTCTGGCGGGAATTTGGTTGCTCAGGTCGCGGCAGCTGGCACGGTCGTGCGCGTCGTCTCGCCGCCACTTGTGATCACGGCTGGCACGACAGAAATATGCCTGTGCATCATCGTGGGCAACTTCTCCGCTGTAGCAGCTGGCAATAACGATTTCGCGATTATCGGGGGCGTGAAGATAGAGATCGGCAACGTCGCGACGCATTTCCGAAAGGAAGAAGTTGGGGACACGCTGGCACAATGCCAACGCAGATATTGGAAGACGTTCGCCATGGGAACTGTCCCTGCGCAGAACGTCGGCGCGAACACGGGCGAGGTCCAGTTTCCCGCCGTCAAGGCGGGCGCGAACGCTCAGTCGCTCGGGACTGTGCGCTTCAATCGTCCGATGCGCGCGGCTCCGACGATAACGTTCTTCAATCCGGCGGCAGCGAATGCACAAGCACGCGATCTCACGGCGCCGGGCGATTGCTCGGCAACGACGGCATCCAATGTCGGCGACAGTTCCTGCGTTGTCACCACCACAGGGAACAGCTCGACCGCCGTTGCGAATACGGTTGCCGTCCACATCGTGGCGGACGCAAGGCTATAAGGCGGCCCTTGCGAAACGGAGCGCTGTCTCGTACAGGTTGCAGCTGAGTTGCCCGGCGATCAGAGCCTATGAAGACGCTGTCCGAAATCGTTGGCGAAGGCTGCCTCACCGATAGCGTCATGGCGGGCCTTCCCGCCTTGGAACGCGGCCAGCTGCACGAGGATTTGGACCAGCTGCTGAGCCGCGCGCTCTCGGGCCAAGACGATGAGTTGCTGCGTGGCTTTCGATCCGCGCAGGCAAGCCTTCATAACAAGCCAGGCTTGTGCGCCACGGCCGAGGACTATTTGGAAGAGCTTGTCGATATCGCGGTGTCGATACAGGTGCTGCGCGACGGTTTCGTCACGCCACGCTGACCTTCCGCGCTCTCGGCTTATGCCGAGCCAGCACATCGTTGATCCGCGCCTGCCAGCCTTCGCCGGTTGCCTTGTAGGCCTGGACAACCTCGGGATCGAGCCGCAGCGAGACGCGTTCCTTTGCCTGGGCGCCCAGGGCCGGCCGGCCGGGCCCGCGCTTAAGCGCCTCGGCCACGTCCGGCATGTCGCTCTTGAGGGACCGCGCGCGCTTGAAGTCTGCCGCCGTCATCTCGGGAATATCGTCGGTCGCCCGTGCTTTCCTAGCCATATTGTCTTTCCTCTCTCCGGCTTGCCTTGCGGAAGCTGATGATCCGAACCTTCGTGCCGCGCACACAGAACGCCACCATGTAGAGCCTGCCGTCGCGCTTTGCGAAGGCCCAGAAGCGCGGCTCTGGATATGCGAAGCGCGTGTCCGGAAGGTATGTCGCGTTATCCCAATCGAGACGCTGGACGTCGGCGAAGTCGAGACCGTGCTTTGCGAGGTTCGCGATCCGCTTGGCTCCGTCCCATTCCGTTTCCATGGAAATAATGTAGGACGGTAATTCGTCGCCGTCAATAGTATTCGTCCTACAATATTCCCTGAATGTGAGGTGCCATGCCCGCCATTCTCCCGGCCCGTGCCCCCATGGTGAACGTCGGCGCCGACATCATCGTCTATGCCGGGCAGTCGAACAGCGTTGGGCGCGGCATCGGGCCGTTCTGCGACAGCGACGCGTCCCACGACGGCCGGTGCTTTCAGGTGGCACGCGCGCCCGGCATCGACAAGACGATCATCCCCATGTCGGCGCCGCTTCAGGCATGGGGCTACGACGAGGCCCAGCACGGGCACGGGGTGACCTTCGCCCGGCTCTACGCGGCCAGCCTGCTTCAGCCCGGCCGGTCCGTGATCATCGTCCCGGCAGCGTGCGGTGCGACCTCGATCCTCCAATGGCTCGGTCTCGCGGAAGGCAATGGCTACCCGCTCTATGGCGACATGGCGACCCGGATCAGGACAGCACTGGCCGCCGGCGGGTTGCTCAGCCGGATTGTGGCCTGGGTCGAGCACCAAGGTGAGTCGGATATCGCAATTGCCCGCGACCCAAGCGACCCATGCCACCGGCTCATGCCGGACGCCTTGGCCTACCGGGCGCGAAAGCTCGATCTGATCGACAGGGTGCGCTCAGACTTCGGCATGTTTCCGATGCTGTTCGGCACGTACTCCGACGCATGGCTACCGGGCGATGCGATCAAGCTCAGCTTCACGGACGCGCTTATCGACGCGTGCGATGCGCGGCTGTTCTGCGTGCCAGTCAGCGCCTCTGGGGTTGAGGCAAATTCTCAGGTCGAGACGGGACAGAACCCCGTCCACTTTTCGGCTGTCGGTCAGGAAGAGCTCGCCCGGCGCCACTTCGCGGCCTACTGCCAGATGCTCGGGCTTACGGGGATCAAGCAATACCCCTCCGTCGCCCAGGCCAGGATCGAGACCATCGCTGCGCTGATCCTCAATTGGGCTACTGCTTCATAGGAGAAATCGATGAACCTCAAGATGCTCGGCGGCGCCGGGTCGCTTCTGCTTGTCTGCGCCTCGGCCACCCGCGCGGACTCGATCAACTGCGCGAACCCGTCCGGTGGCGTCGAGGCCGGAATTTGTCAGCTGCTCTCCAAGCAGAGCGCCGGCACGGCGTCCGCGCCTTCGTCCGTGGTCACGAGCACGGTCCCGGCGCGCAGCGTGCCGATGTATACGGCCATGACGTCAGGCTTCGCGGCCTACGCGACGCCCACCGATATGACCTGTCTTCCGGGAAGCGCCACGAAGACGGTTTATCCGGTCCAGCTTTTCGCGGCGCTGCATTCGACCTCTGCCAGCGTCTTCTCATTCTATTTCGTCAAGCGCTCGACAGCGGACAGCGGCGGCACGCCGACGACGCCCACGGTGGCGCAAATGGACAGCGCCAACGCGGCGCCCACCACGGCGCCGGTGTTCTACGGCTCCGCGCCCGCGCTCGGAACCTCGGCCGGGACCACGTTCTATTTCGAGGCCTCGGGCGCGACGCTGACGGCCGCGAACACCAATTCGATCAGCAACTTTTCGGGCGGATCGCAGATCTCGAGCCAAGGCCTCTTCATGGCGCTGCACGGCGCCAACGAGGAGCTTTGCGTGAACTTCAACGGCGCTGCACTTCCCGCCGGCTTCACCAGCAGCTGGACGTGGCAGTGGATCGAGCAATAACCCAGACCGGCGCGGTTTAAACCGCCGCGCCCATCATCCATTCAACACGCCCCGTCCGGGGGCCATCCGACACCTCGAGCACGAAGCACCTGTCTCTCTGGTCCCCTTGAGGGTGGCTGGTGCGGCCCCGTGTGCTCGCGGTCGTCGGATGGTCACCGGATGCGGCGGACCCGCATCTAACCCTCAAGGAGAATGAACATGTCCATCCTTACCGCGCTCGAAAGCATCATCGCGCCCGAGCTCAACTACGCGGAGCAGAAGCTGGAATCGGTCGGCTCCGCGCTGGCCGCCGGCGTCACCGTGATCTTCAACGGCTTCTTCAGCAGCCAGCGGCTGATCTTCACCAACATCTCGGCGTTCTGGCAGGCGAAGCACAAGGCCGCGCTCGCGGCCGACGCTTCCGCGCTCGCCGCCATCGAGCAGGCCTCGACGGCCACGCTCCAGGAATTCTGTGCCGAAGAGGCCGCGGAGTTCCAGAAGGAAAAGCTGGCCTTCATCACCCTGCTCGAATCCTCGGTCAAGCAGAGCACGACGAGCTAGGCGCGCCATGCGCGACCTGTGGCGCCTCGTGCGCCGATTTCCCTGTTTCCGACGCATCCGGCCTGAACGGCGTCGTGTGACGGGCATCCTCGCGTTCGGGCTTCAAGGAGTCTCCATGTCCAAGATCATCCGCGTCGGCGGAGCCAGCACCACGGCCACCGCCCTTTTCGTCGATCCCCAGGGCGTCGCCCAGCCGCTCACCAGCAAGCCGGTGTGGGCGGCCTCGCCCGATGGTCTCGTCACGCTCACGCCGGCCGACGACGGCATGACGTGCGCCATCGCGCCCGTCGCCGCTGGCGACGTCACCGTCACGGTCTCGGCCGAAGCCGATCCGACGCCGGGCGTGAACACTGTCACCGGCACCGCGTCGCTCACCGTCTCGCCCGACGAGGACACGACGGCGACGATCACCTTCAGCGACTGAACGGCCACAACACTGGGAACGGCCGCGGGCTCCGGCTCGCGGTCGCGCGCCGGGTTAGCTCAGTCGGTAGAGCAACCGATTTGTAATCGGTAGGTCGCGGGTTCAATTCCACGCACCTGGCACCAATTCGCTCCAGAGCGATCCGCCGCGCGTCGGTCACGCGCTATCTCCATCATCTCACACAGGAGAACGACTATGGGCATTCGCTGCAAAATGCGGCTTGAGAACGTGTACGCGCAAAGCTGGGGCGGCTCGAAGGCCATCTTCCGCTGCGAATACGATCAGAAGATCGCGGAAGATATTTCGTTCCAGAAGGCGACGCCGAGCGGCCACGCCGAATTCCAGATCGACAACCCGAAGGCCGCTGAGCAACTCGTGATCGGTGCGAGCTACTACGTCGACTTCACGCCCGTTCCGGCGGCCTGACGCGTACCGAGCGCGGGCGGATACCCGCGCACCTCTTTCGCTATATTGAGGAGACCACCATGAGCTTTCTTCGCTGGTTCGCGTCGCTCGGCGTCGTGCGCCGCTTCGCCACGTCAGAGACCCGTCATCTCGCCACGGCGGCGTCGGGCTTTGTCCTCGACTGGCTGCTGACACACCACGCCGCGCAATCCGACGCCATGAATATCGCACAAGCGGTCGGCATGATCCTCGCCGGCGGCGCGGGCTACGGCCTCAGCCTCATCAACGGCAAGGGACAGGACGTGCGCGCCGCTGTGGCGGCTGCCACGGGCACCGTCCTGCCGTCCGCCACGTCCAACCAGCTCTACGCGAAAGGCGTCCAGGCCCAGCAGGTGGCCGACCAGGGGCAGGCCGACAAGGTGCGCTCTGCCGTCGCCGCGGCCGATGCTGCCGCCCCGAAGGACCAGGCGGCGCTGATCGCCGATCTTCTCAAGGAGGCCGGGCAATGATGCGCGCCGCCATCGTCTTCGGCACCGCGCTCGCATTGGCCGGCTGTGTCGGCGCCCCGCTGACCATGCCGTTGGCGCACGACGCTCCGGCCACGCTGCCGGCCGCTCCCGCGCCGGAGCCAGTCGTCAAGACCATCGTCCAACAAGTGTGCCTCAAGTTTGAGCCGTGGAGCGCTGCGGACCTCAGGGGTCTCGCGGCAGCTATTCCTGCGATCCCCGACAACTCACTCGTCAAGAAAGCGGTGCTCGACTGGCGCCGCTACTACGGCGACGCCAAGGCCTGCGTTGCGGCCCAAGGGAAGGGCTGATTGCTCATGGATCTCGGATGGTGGATCGCGACGATCGGCGTGCCGTTGGTCGGGGCGTTGTTCGCCCTCGACTTCTTCATTCACCGCAACGCCCAAGCGGAGCTCGAGAAGAACATCTGCGGCAAGGACAAAGAGATCGCTGATCTGCACACGCGCATCAACGCTGCCGCCAAGGAGTTCTACGAGTACAAGGTGACCGCGTCGATGCTGTTCGCGACCAATCCGGCGATGAGCGAGGTCAAGCGCGAGCTTATGAGTTCGTTGAGCCGGATCGAGGACAAGCTCGACCGCATCGTAGAGCGGAACGACAGGCGCGACCACATCTGATCATCGCCCAGCCCATGCCGAAGAAAAGGCCCCGCCGGCGAAAGCCGCGCGGGGCCTTTTTCGTTTGTGGTGCGTTGAGTCGCAAAAGAACAGGGTGATGGTGATGGCAATCTCCAAGCGCGGCCCGGCGCCGCGGCAGCGCACGGCCGCAGTGGGCGACGATGAACCCCGCCGGCGCGACCGGCCGCCGTGGGCGGACGAGACCGAGGGCTATGTGGATTTTTTCGACAATTCCGGCCGGCGCCGAGCCATGCCGATCATCCTGACGGACGGGACCTCGGTGCGCTTTCCGCAGGGGTGGACCGAGAAGGACGCCAAGCGGTGGCGCGAGGCTTCAGGCTACGAGCGGCCACTGTCAGGACAAAAATAGGCGTCAGATCAGCTTGGCGGCCCATTTCTCCAATGCTGCGCCCCGCTTGCGGCAGATGGCACCGATGTCCCTCCAGACTCTCTCGGGCACGGAGACATCGCCGGCCGCCCAGCGGCGAACGGTGCGATCTGAGACCTCCAACGCCACGCTCAGCGACGTTTGCCAGAGGGGACCATACAGGGCCTCTCCGACAGCGGCTAAGCGTTCTCCGTCTTCGGTCAT